TGCTTGGGCAAAAATGCTCCAGCAGATGTATCATGATCGCTACAAGTTAGCGATAGAGACAGGGACGTCAGAGAATTCAATTGACTGGAGTGATTCTGTGTATCGCAAAATGAAAAAAAGAATTAAAGAAGAGGGGATACGGCTTGATCTATATGTCCCAGAGGAGTGACTGGAGTCCTTGGGCGGGGTTCGAACCCCCGCCACTCCCTTGTAGGTGCTGTACCGCTTTTAAACGTCAAGAAAAGAGAGGTTATGATGAAAGAAGATCCTATTAGAATTCTACTGGCATATTGGAAAAGCTTGTTGGATGTTGGTCTAGATCCAAAGGAGATTAAAGACTCACCACTAGCCAGGGAATATGTTTGCGACTTACTGCATGATCTTTTTGAGGTTATCGATACTGATGGAGATTTTGATTTTGATTTAAACGAACTTTTCAAAGAGGTGACACGATGAAAGACAAGCGAACCTATTTGGTTTTGCACTTAGACCCAGACACTGGAGAAGTAGAGGGTAGGACACAGTGGACTGTCGCTCAGATCATAGCAGAAATCAATCGTGACAGAGGTATAGGCTGGCAAGACTATGACGAATCTGACTGGCAAGAGGGATGGCTAGAATTTGTAGAAACTGCGGGATACCATTTTATCCCAGAACTTATTGTACAATCACTTAAACGAAAATACGGATGGGAATAATTATTTGTCGTTTGTCAAAAAAAATTCCCGGCCTGTCAGTCGGTCAGTCGGTCAGTCTATCTGTCGCATACGAGTGTTGCTATCGGCTGTTGCAAATGATAGATTCAGAGACTTCTTAAACGCCAAGATGGAGAAAATAAATGCAACACACCTTAACAAAAAAAGAAGTTCGTAAGATCATGAATGACTACGATGTGACAGATCTCACAGACGATGAAAAATTTGAGATCATTCGGATGCGAGAACAGGAAAAAGAAGAGAAGAGGTTAGCGAGGAAAGAACGCAAGCGGAAACGACAAGAAGACAAGGTCAGGGAAGAACTAGCGGAGACTCACCCAACGGCAACATTGGAGCACCACCCTGGCTTCCTCACACATGGCTACTACCATCTCATTTACACCGATGCGAATGGGACAACCCACACGATAAAGGTACATGAGGATGACACTGTCGATATTCCCACTATCGCAAGAATCAAGATCAATATGATTGATCAGCTTGCTCCAGATGTCGAGAACCCACCAGAGAGTACAGAGTCCACTCAGTGCTTGATTGGCCCAAAGAATGCTGGCGGTAAGAGGCGGGCAAAGGAAAGGCGGGATCGTCGAAGGTATGAGAAACGAAAGTATGGACGCTATCTCCAGCCAGGGGAAAGAGATGAATTACCTAGAAATATATTTGGCGAGATAGATGATTGAGTGGGTGGATCAGGGGCGGTTAGAAATTGTCACTCCACCGCCTTGCAAGTCTGATTTGCCCACTCTGATTAAGGTCTCCATACTGGCGGGCGTTGCCTGATAAATGGAGTTAAACGACGGCTGAAACAATTGTCTGCCAAGCCGTCAGCCACAGTGGCCCCTGACTTTTGGCGGGTTGGGTCAGGCACACTTTAAAAGCTCAAGCCCGCCACCTAATTTTACAAAGGATAGACAAATGGAAATAGAGATGATTAGCGTTAAGAAACATATCTTGGAAGGGTGTCTCCATGTTCTGGGAATGATGGCGATCCTAGAGCTAGAGAAATCGAACCTTCCCCAGGAAGCAGTCCAAGCGATCTACGATGTTATAGAGGTTGTTGGGCCAGAGTTAGACCTTGCAGTAGGAGAAATAAAAAATGGCAACTGACCACCAGGAATGGGCCAGAGACGAACTGAGGAAGAGGATTGATGATAGTGGTCTGGGGATCACTCGCTATGCGAGGGAGAGGCTTATTCGCTCTCCCTCAACTGTCCACAGATGGTTAGCGGGCGGGCGTATCAGTTCTGTCGTATGCGACTACCTGTTAGGCAACTGGAGATACTTAGATGATACAAGTCAGTCGATTAAGGGGCCGACTGACCAATGAATTTGATTCAGTCGGAAATGCTATTAAAAGCAGTCGAAGAGTATGGGCGTTTGAGTTTCCTGCTTGGACAAAAGATGACCAAAAAAAACAAAGAAGGCTGGCAAGATATTTGGATCAAAAGGTCTAAGATTTACGACAAGATACAAAGCTACGTTGACTGTGAGATGGATATGTCCAATGAGTAACCCTTGGGCTGGGTATGACGAGTGGCGAATGCGTCACAATCCAAACGATGACTACGACAACGATGCGGTCATAGAGCGGATCAGGGAAAGAGTCGAAGACGAATACCCTGAGTGGAATGAAGCTCAAGTTGCAGAGGAAGTACAGCGAAGGTTTGAAGACGAATGAAAAAGAAAAGAGAGGCGTTCTGGATACGGCATTATATGACATATGAGAAGAGGGAACATCGATGGAGCCAACTTCCCAAGAAACCAGTGAGGGATCGAGACCTTGAGGATTTGGGCTGGGAAGCTGTTGAGTTTAGGCGGGGAGTTTTGAGTGATGCCAAATTCTATCCCAGTGGACGAAGACATATCGATGGCCTGGAAAAAGTAGGAAGGCGTTGGGCAACGAAGAAGTTACACACTGAGAGGCCACCTACAGATGGAGCAAGACAACCTCACCAAATAAAAGATATCCTGAGATGGATAGAGGAAGAGAATAAAAAATGTACCGACTAGAATATGAAGACATGATTCCAGTGACAGAATGGTTCGGAAGTGAAGTGGATGCCATGAAGATAGTGAAACGCCTCAAGCTGAAGGAATACAACATTCGATTCATTCATTTTCCATTTATTCCAGATGCGACGAACATCGATGGAAACATAGATCCTGACGGCAACACAATTTATGGAAACGAAGGAGCGACTTTACACTGGTTAAACCGATGGGCAACAAAGGGAAGGAGCTAATGGCTAGAAACATAGACCTACGAACTGGTATGTACCAAGAACTAAGAGACGAACTCGCAGTGACTGTGCAAGAACTCAAACATGATATCAGACACTACACTATGTCGGATGCCGACATCCAGTTTGATATGGGAAGAATAGCCGGGTTACGATTTGCAATAATGTTGCAATTAAATGTTCAAGATTTCTACGATGTTAAGGGTGAAGAAAAAAGACTCAACAAATTTTATGGACGAGTCAGTAAGATGTTAGAACCATATCAGCCATAGGGGAGACTATGCAAAGACCAGATGAAAACGATAGACGCAAGTTAGTACGAGACTTGGCTCACCTCACCAAGATCCTCGACGAGAGGGTGATCGTGTTGGAAGAGCAATTGGAAAAATGCCAGAGAATTGTACAATCACTTAAACGAAAATTACGAAAGGAAGAGAGCCACGCCAATGGGAATTAAACCGCCAACAGATGTGACAGCACTAATGATAGAGCACATGACGAAGGTTTTCGATCTGCTAGATGAATCGAGAGAAGAGTACCAAAGAAAAGAATATGCGAAGCGAAGAGAACAAAGAGAACAATCGACTACTAATGGAGATACTGATGCCAGCACAGAAAAAAACAGCTAAAAGTATATGGGAAAAGCTTTCAAAAATTAACTGCAATGACCAAGTAGAAACGAAGAACGGCTTGAAATATTTATCATGGAGTTGGGCCTGGGGAATAATGATGGAGAACTTCCCTGAAATGTCAGTCGAATGGAATACCTACACCGACTCCTATGGGGTCACCAGGGACGTTTGCTACTACCCAGGTGGCACTGCTATGGTGTCTTGCACAGTTACCATAGGAGATGTCAGTCGAGAGTGCTGGCTACCAGTTCTTAATTTCCGCAATCAAGCTCTGGAAAATCCTAATACCTTTGAGATTAACTCAGCAAAAATGCGGTGTATGACAAAAGCATTTTCGCTTCTAGGACTTGGCCATTACATTTATGCGGGTGAGGATATCCCAACATCCCAAGGAGACAAAGCAAACGCCTTAGAGAGTGCCAAGAAGGAACTTTCCTCTCTCCTTAAACAGATCGAAGCTGACAATGATAAAGTAGCTGAAATAGACGCAAATGTTTTGGAATCAGCACGGGTCTTGCTGAAGGATGGAAAAGACCCAAAGAGGATGCAAAAAGCATCCGATTTTTTAAAGTCACTTATTTAACTAGAGGTAATACAAATGGCACACGATAAAGACACTACTGACAAGTTCCCGGCTGGCCTAATCGTCAAGCACCCGCATGAGAATGCTCCAGACTTTGTCAGGGCAAAGCTCCACATTGTAAAAAAAGAATTCATGCAGTGGTTGGAAGGTCGTGAAGATGACTGGATCAACTGCGATATTAAGCTTTCAAAAAATGGTAAGTTGTATGTCCAGGTCGATGACTGGAAACCTGCAAAGCCTCAAGGAGTACCGAAGGCAGAGGATGGTGTAGATGGACTCCCCTTCTAAGAATATCTTAAATGAAATAGCATCCTCTTTGTTCCCCGAACTCAAGAGAGAGATCTCTGCTATTCAAGACGAGATCCGCAGTGCTGAGAATAGGATACAGAGAATACCCCCAAGCCTTCTCTCCAGTGGAACGCAAGAGGCTCTGGATAATTGTCGGTCATCGTTGGCTTCAGCTAATGCTTATTCAGTCAACGCCTTGAAATCTGTGCATCAGCAATATCCACACTGATGAAAGAATCACAGATCTCAAGAGAAATCGTCAAATTTCTGCGTGACACGATGGGGATGTCAGTCTGGAGCACCGAACAAGGGTTCCGCAAAGAACGTGGCGGAACTCGTATTTCTCCTGGTGTGCCAGATCTTATCGTGATGGGGAAGGGGGTCTGGACCTTTGTCGAGGTCAAGACCCCCAAGGGGAAAATGAGAGAGTCCCAACTTTTTTTCCAGAAGGAATGTGAGGAGAATGGTGTTCCCTATTTAGTCTGGAGAGATGTAAGGGATGCATTCGATTGGCTAGTAGAGATAGGGATTATCAAAAATGCTGGAACGAACTAATGGGGGGCTTTGTACTTCTTGCCCGCTCAATTCTCGACAACTCCATATGGAGAAGAGACTCAGACCACTTAAAACTATTCCTATACCTTTTGGTAAACGCTAACTACCAGAAGGATAAGGTCTACACCTATCGTAGCGGAGAGGACGTTGTGAAGGTCAAGTATGCTCAGTACCTATGTAGCTATTCAAAGATTTCTAATGATTGCCAATACAGTGCCGGTAATAAACTTATCTGTTGGCAACCATCTAGGGTCAATCGGATGCTCAAAGCCTTAGAAAGTGATGGGAGAATAAGGGTAGTCGGGAAGACCCAAATGGGTACATTGATAGAGGTGTCGAATTACAAGCTGTATCAAGGGTTTGATGCCTATAAGACACCTTCTGCTGAGAAGGTCGAAACAGGTATCTTGGAAGACCCTGTGAAGACCCCAGGAAATAAAGTAACCAATGAAAAACAAGTAAAAGAACTATGGGACATTTACTTGGAACTCTTGGGTGGGAACGGCAAGACACCATCCTTGACAGCTAAAAGGAAGAAAGTGCTGAATGCTCTTTACGAGGAACAGATGAACCCTGAGAGCTATCAGGAAGAGTTCAGAGGTATCCTCAAAGCAGTCAAAGCATCTGAGCACCATATGAAGGAAAGAGCATGGCAGATGCCAGAATCACTGTTTAGAAACGAAGAACGCAGAGAGCGTTGGAGCTTGAAAGGCTCAGAGAAAAAACACCAGCCACAGACTCATTCTGTGAGTCGCAACCAATGGAGTATAGAAGCATGAATAACGAGACGTACCACGCCAGACCAGAATTATCGAACAGCATGATGACCAAGCTGTTGAAATCACCCGCACATCTAAAGTACTACCTGGATCATCCAGAGCAACGTGAGCCAACCCCTGCCATGATTCTGGGGACACAAGTACACACAATGCTCTTAGAGCCAGAAGAGGCAGACTTTGTGAGAGCACCAAAAGATAGAAGAACCAAGGAAGGCAAAGCTCAGTATGCAGAACTTCTTGAAACCTACCCTGCATCTAGTATCATCAAGTCCGATACCTATGATCAGATCGAAGGTATGGTTGAAAGTGTCTTATCCAACCCAACGGCATCAAGCATAATCAATTCGGCCCAGTCGGATGGATGGATAGAAGATTCAATATTTTGGACTGATGTCAGTGGCGTAGCCTGTAAGGCTAGGATTGATGCAATTCCTAGTTCAGCATCTATCTACAACGATTGTTTGGTAGACTTTAAGACAACTGGGACTGGTGCAGACCTGGAAACCTTCAGTAAAACAGTCTTCAACTTTGGGTATCACCGGCAAGGTTCTCACTACCTAGATGGCTGGAATACACTTAATCCAGATGAACAAAGAGACAACTTCTTGATAATAGTATGCGAATCCAAACCACCCTACTTGACAGCTATCTATGAGCTAGATGCAGAAGCCATTGAAATGGGTGCTTATGAAGTGGAAAGGCTGAGAGAGTTGTACGCAGATTGTTTAGCGTCGGACACTTGGGAAGGCTATCCTAAAGCGATACAAACATTAGAATTGCCAGCCTGGGCAAGTGCGAGGATCGGATGAAGCAAGATATACTGTCCCCTGATTTCTTGGATCATTTCCATGAAAAAGTTCACGAACCGATTAGAGCAACGCCTGTAAACCTTCCTACCATAAATAAGGTGTCAAGGGGACCAGGGGGTGGCATAGGAATCCACGGCTTTACTTGTATTTCGGGAAATCCATCGAGTGGTAAGTCGGCCTTGGCACTTGGGTTTGCATCCTCTGCTCTGAACTACGGCATTGAAGGCGGTGTAGCGATGATCAATTTAGAGATGTCAGCAGAAGCGACAGCTACCAGAATGTATGCTTTGCACACTGACACTCGTATAGCATCCCTAGAGCAAGGAAATTTCGATGATGATGCGTTTGATGAAGCCAGAAGAGCTATGGATGGATCTCAGCCTCTATGGGTTCCCAAAAATCTACTGACAAGTTGGGAAGATTGCTTGAAGTACATGAATGATTGTCTGTCGGCAAATTGTCGGTATTACATCCTAGACTACTTGCAACTGGTGGCGAGTGGCAATGAAGCAGAGATATACGCCAACACTCAACGTGTTGTGACTTCCCTGAGAGCTTGGGGAGTCCAGAATGACGCTACGATTGTCTGTCTCAGTCAGTTTAATCGGACCACTAGCTCAAACTATGAGCAGAGTCCCAGGATGACTGGATTGTTTGGCGGTATGATTTTGGAAGCCTCTTGTGATTTGATCCTACTGTTGGATCACAGTCGTTATAGTCGAGATAATAATTTAGCCAGAACATGGTTGATCGTAGCAAAGAACAGGCATGGACCTACTCTAGAGATTCCGATTGAATGGGATTATAGAACCCTAAAGGCTAGAGAGGCACATCCAGACGAGGAGCACCTATGGCCCCGATAGAACTATTCCTGAAGGTCATGCAATCTTTAGACCTTAGAGAAGGGGTGCCTGATAGTGTTGCTACACACCTGGAAAGGACAATTAGATCCATAGCGGAAACACTGAGAAAGAAAAAAGGAATACCAGAAAACGATCCTCTGAGATTTGAGAAGGATGGTAACAGAATTCCAGAAGAAATATTTAACGAGATACTTGATGACGTTATCGAATCATGGCCTCTATATAAAGGAGATTGGAATGGCGGGAAGAAAAATTACCAGACGAGACTATAAAAAACTGAACAAAGTTGGCGAAGATAGAATCTTTGATAGCTATGTCGATGAAGGTAGTGTGGAAGGGATGTTGAGAAAGTTGGAACCAGAAATTGGCGTGATCACAACAGGCACATTTTACCGGTGGCTAAAAAGCGACAAGTCAGGATCGCCTAACCGCTGGGAAAAATGGCAACTCAACATGAAGGCTAATGCATTCATGCTTGCAGAAGAGGCTCTGAGAATTGCAGACGATTCTGAAGATGCAAAGCTCAGAGTTGAACACAGACGTTGGCTTGCATCTAGGATGGATAGAGATCAATTCGGAAGTAAGACTGACACCACAGTTAATGTGGTTAGTATCGGTGATGAGTTTTTATCTGCTCTAAAAAGGGTAGAAGAAAAATCTTCTATGCAAAAAGAAATTGTAGTTGAAGCAGAGGAGGAAGTATGAGATTAGAATACACTATCACCGATCAAATACTGTTGACCTGGGGTACTGGTGAGAATAGAACAGTCTTGAGAGTCTGGCATATATCTCAGAAAGATGAAGCCGAAGCAGAACTTAAACGAGTTTTGGGGGAACATAGCAATGCTAAAAGCTGATGGGTTAGATGAAGCAGTAATCGGAAAGACATATGATGTAGCAGTTCAAGAGTTTCGCCTGGTCTACAGTGTAAACAAATGCATCAAGGCTCTAATGGATCGTGATGGCATCACCGATGTCGAGGCCAGGGAATATCTAGAGCATAACACAATGTGTGCATATGTTGATAAAAGTCAGCCAATTTTTGTAGACTCTGAATACTTTGATTGCATCGAAGATCTTGCCGATGAGTGATCAGTACCAAAAATATCTGCAAAGTCTTTATGACTACCCTGAATGTGTCGATGCATACTTTGATAATTTTGAGGTCGTTATCCTGGGCGAAGATGCTGTAGCTAAAATATCCACCTGGGCAAAAAAATATGTTGAAGCAAAGATAAATGAGACTCAGTACAAGATTGATCCCAATAGAATGCTCCAAAGAGCGATCACTGGATATTCTGGCGAATATGCAGTTCAGCAATTCTTAGGCACAAACTTCATAGATTGGTCAATCGGTCAGTCGAAGAAATACAATAAAGCTGATTTGCATAGCCTTGGAATTGATTGTGGGATTAAGACTGTCGAGTATGGAAAATTTCCCCTGGTCTTCAAGAAACCTAAGTCTGCTGAATTTATGGTTATAAAAAAATCAGACTATGAGTTCTGGTTATGTGGCTGGGCTGATCCACAAATCTTACACAGATACCAGTCTGAAGATTTAATCTTAGACCCAAAATTGCGTCAACGAGGAGTCAAGACTGCATTTTATGGTTTTGAGCACCTGATTGATCCTTTTTTCCTGAAATTGATTTATGAGTTGGATCTTGAGCAAATTTAAGGCTCTAGGAAGCCCCCTAAGACACTTGGAGACACTTCCTAATGGTAGGAGTAGGGTCTAGTAGTAATCTACCTCTGGGATTCTCTTAGCCCTTCTGAGGAGTAGTTCACATAATTGATGCCACAATCTACTTGCTTTTGGGTAGCCCATCCCCGAAAGGTACTCTTCAAGGATTTCATCCGCTGATTTTCCGGTCCAATGAAAATTGCCGTTTGGCATTCTTTTAAAATGATCGGGATACTTTTGTGATAAGTCTTTTGTCAGTCGGCCTCTAGCCTTGTTTCTAATCTGACAAATGAGATAGGCTTCTAATGCTCGGTCTAAAACATCTTCTAATTCATTCGGTTCCTTCATCGGTCGATTCCTCAGACGCTTTTATCCTGTAGGCAGTCACAGGTCTCCTGATTCTCTGGCCGTTAGACCCGACATTTCTCGTCTCTACGATTTTAGTCGTGCAGTCCAATCGCCCTGCCTCTTCTAAGACATCCAATCGTGCATAGACAGAACTGGCACTCATTTGCATTAGAGATCGTAATTCTTTCATCGTGTAGACATTTTCTTCATCTCGCTGCTTCCCAGCAGAAAAAGCCTTCTCGATCTCTTCCATGATCTGTTCTGAGGTTAGGTGGCTCATTGTTTCCCCTTAATCGGTGTTGTGCGTGAAACTTCTGAGAGCAATGGCTTGACCTCAATCTGCCCATCATCACTAATGATAATAACCAGTATGCCGATGCTCGCCATATTTTCTGCTGCGATTCTATGGACCCATTCAGTCGCAAGCTGAAAGGCTGGGCAAGCAATCATTCTGGTTACGCCTCGATGGTCGTAACCACTGTCCATATACTGATGGTTGTGTGAGCGTATTCCCAAGTCTGGGGGTCTCTTCTCG